TCACCCACCGCTTTCACGGTTATCAAACGGGTTCAGCGCTACCGCCGCTTCAAGATGACTTGGTGCAAAATGCGCATAGCGCATGGTCATCATGATGGTGCTGTGGCCGAGTATCTGCTGCAGCACCAGAATATTGCCGCCGCGCATCATAAAGTGGCTGGCGAAGGTGTGGCGCAGAACGTGCGTGCGCTGCCCCTTCGGCAGTTCAATGCTGGCCCGCTTAAGCGCCGCCTTAAACGCCTCATAGGCAGGGGAGAACAGGGCACCGCGCTTTTTAGGCAGCAGGCCCTGCAGCTGCGCGGATATCGGCACAGTGCGGTTCTTTTTGCTTTTGGTCTGGGTGAACGTCAGCCGCCCGGGCAGGATTTGCGACTGCCGTAAATCCTGCGCCTCGCTCCACCGCGCGCCGGTTGCCAAGCAAATCCTGACGACGATCCCCAGATCGGGGTTGGCTGATGCGTCACAGGCCGCCAGCAGACGATCGATCTCATCTTCATACAGGAAAGCCAGCTCCTGATCGCCCTCCTTAAACTGCCTGATGCCCGCCAGCGGGTTATCGCCTTCCCACTCACCCAATCTCTTCATTTCAGAAAAAACGGCGTGCAGGTACGATTGCTCGCGATTTACGGTGGCCTCGCTGAGCTTCTTCTTGCTCGTCTGGTTCCATTCACCGTTAAGACGCCGCTCGCGGTAAACGGCGAACGTGTTTTTATCGAAGTGGGATGCCAGCGGATCGCCGAGGCGCTCGCAGATTGCCAGCAGCTTCGCTTTGCGCTCTTCGCCGGAAGAGAGTGTCTTACCGTGCATCTCATACCACTTGTCAACGAAAGCAGACAGCGTAACGGCATTATCGTTGAGCGTGGCTCCTGCGGCGCTATTCATGAGACGGCGCTCATAGGAGAGCGCCTCGCCTTTGGTGGCAAACTGTTTTCGGATCCGCTTACCGTCACGGCCGTAGGGGAAGCACTGGCAAAGCCATTTGCCGGAGGGGAGTTTACTTACGGCCATCTTCAGATACCTTCATTGAGAGCCGAACAGCTTCGTTAAGGATCTCGATGGCTTCGTCTTTGCTATAACCATCAACAGTGCTTCTGATCACAGACCCATCTTTAGCTTCAAGTTCAAAGCTGACGGTTTTTTTATGCAGTCGGACAAGGTTTTTGACAATGGCGATAACTTTTGTCAGGTAGGGTGAGATGCTTTCGGCACAGATTGCAAATGTCTCAGGGCCGCCGGTGGAGTAGGACAGCACCTTGTTAAGCTGCAGATTTTCGCGCTCAGCAACTGTGGTAAAGTCGTCAATACTCCCGTCATCGACGTAAATCAGGATATCTTTTATGAGGCTCATTTTTAGCAAAGCTCCTAAATTTGATAACAGATTTCAAAGGGCGCTGTTCTTCGTGATCATGGCCTTCCGCCAACTATTTGGAAAAGCGCCGGAAAAATACGCAGCAACGAGCCGCGCCCGCCCGGCCGACGGCGGGGGACTGCTTGGTGCCTATGTTTGTATGTTCGAATATCCGCGTGGAGGTTGGATCTCAGTTTGTTGCTCAGAGCCAGGGAATACCCCAGCAAATACCAAAGAGAGCGTGAGGCGAATGAAGGCATTGGTAGATGCGATCGCCCCGCAGGAACACGATGACCGGCGCGCATAAAAACGCGCCTCATAGTTTAGCGGTAAACGGTTGCGGATCGCCTTGCCACTATAGCCACAGGTAAGCATTGGTATAGCCATTTCCGAAAGGGAGTGTCGGATGGTCATCCGCTTACCATTTACACGCTTGGCGTAACGGTTTGAGAGCTACTGATATGCCATTCAATTCAAACTTGGCGTCAACTGGGCTTTCGCCGTATGGGGTTACTCGTGCAAATAAGGATTTGGCACTACTTAGCTCTTTAATAAAAGAGAGTGTTTTGCCGTAATAGAAGACAGCATTATTATCTGTAGATAACTGCCAGGTTTTGTTTACTGCCTTTTTACCATCAACGCGATGCAGCATAGTTGTTGTTTCTAGGCCAAGATATTGCTTCCAGTTAATATATAATTCTGTTTTTCCCTCACGACATGTTATAGCAAGTTCTGGTGTAACAGTCTCTCCGAAACGTGTAGATATATAATTATTGGCACTTAAAGTAATAATTACATTTTTAGAGTCATCGATAGGGGAGCTGTCAATGGAGGTTTGCCATTTCCCAACATCATTAGAGTTATCGGTTTGGCTTGGCGTAGTAGTGCTGAATTTTTCATTGCTTAGCTTATCTTTTAAGTCTTTGTTATTTTCATCATAGCACTTAAGGCGCTGCGTTTCGTTTTCAATGATTCCGCAGGTTTTTATATCAGATATGTTTTTTAATGGTGGTAAAAGGTTGTTGTTTACTGAATAATCATAACAAAAAAGGCGTTTAATACCATTGGGCTGCACCACGCAGCTATTGAATCGGGCTTCGGGTGTTAAGTCAGCATGCGCCAGTAATGGTATAGCTGAAAGTGAAAGGGTGAGTGATAGTAATATATTTTTGCTGTTCATAATATTTTCCATTTTATTACTATGATTGTGGTTTAGAAAAAGTGAGTTCCAATAATAAAACCAGCACAAACTCCAGCCGCAAAGACCAATGAGATTATTTGTTTAGGATATCTGGATATCAGTAGTTTATTTTTTTGTAGGGGAGGTTTTGCATCATGAACTTTCTGATCTTCAAGCCAGCGTAACGCCGTCTGAAGTTGACTTAATGTCAGATAGTTAAGGCGACCCGTGCCAAAATTAAAATGACAAAAGCGAAGCAACTTTTGCCGTAGGTCACTATCTGGTGTGTTTTTAAGCAGCAGGTGCGTTATCGCGCGACAGCTGTCTTTCTCTTTCAAACGCTCCTGTAAAGCCTGTAGAAAACTTACCGATGTGTGATATTGATTCACAGTCATATCTTCAATACCAGAAACACCTATTTCAGCATGTAGCTTTTGCCATATTTCATAAGATTCCCCTCCACCAAGGTCAGAGATGGCGCTAACCAGTCTATTCAACTCGATGCGCTGAGCCTTAACGAGCGGACGTTGCTCAGCCTTTTCAGATGGAATCGCAATATTAATGGTGTGACGACCATCAAAATTGCCAATTTGAACGTGATTCTCATTAAAATCACGCCCTGCGGAACGGTTTTGATCTCCAGTTGAGTTTACCGACATTAAACATCCTTACTTCTTGTTTTCGTTATAGTCCCGTCCCGCCACGCGGTTTCCATGCCCGGAAACGCTTATTGAATCAGCGCTTGCGGTGCCAGCCGTAAGAGCCGCTACCGCAGCCGCTTTGATTGCAAGAGGGGCTACGCGATAGCTGGCAAGTAGCTGCTCTTCATCCTCCGTCAGCGCCGCAGCAGATCGTATTCCTAGAACTACATACAGCACATCTAGACCGAATTTGGACAATGCAGCTAAGTAAGTCGCATCAGGGCTGCTGTCACCTTTTTCATACTTGAGCTGGGTTTGCTTTCTGATACCGGCGATTTCTCCCATCGCTACCTGGCTCAGGCCCAGCCGCTCCCTTTCCTCGCGAAGCCGCACTCCAATACTAATTTTCATTCCTAATTCTCTTGACTGGTACATTTTTTCGTACCACAATGATTTTCACGGACTCTTAGCAGATCACAATATACCACTATGACACAAGTACAACATGAACAAAGGTCACGCACGCCGAAAAACAGCGTCGCGGGCAAGCCGCTACCGCTGCGGCTCTCACCGGAGGAGCGGACCACGATTGAGACGATGGCGGCGGAAGAGTGCCGCTCAGCGTCCAACATGGCGCGCATCGTTTTTCTGCGTGGGCTGGAGGCCATGAAGGCCGACTGATTTACCGGCCTTCACTACTCAGCACTGATTAATATTTTTATTAAGAGGTGAAAATGTCGGGGTTAACAATCAACATCAATGTTGCTTCGCCTTATCTGTCACTAAAGGAATACGCCAGAATAACGGGCATTCCATTTAATACCTGCCGGGATATGGTAAAGGATGGCAGGATTATTATCAGGCCAAAAGAAAGGCGCAATGATAAGCCAGAAGTAAATATGGTTGCCATGCTCAAGGATGCTATTGCTAATAGCTAACGGGAAAAATATGAGCCAGTTAATTCAACTTAGCCGCCATAGCTACGTTTATCGCGGGTTTACTATTCACAAATGTCCGCGCAACAGCACCACAATGAAACAGGCGTACAGCGTGTTAAATAGTGGTAATTATTTCGGGCGTGATTTTGCCTTAGCTGAAGCGTGCAAAACCATCGACCGGATTATTAACAGTTGCCGTTTTATTGCTCATTAATTTAGGAGTGATTATGAAACGCATTTACGCTGAGCAAATCAATAAAATGCTCGAAGATTATTATTTTAATCTCGAGAATAACCCTCAGGGGCGTGAGTCACATTATGGCGTTCTGGCGAGCGGAATCCAGCACGTTTACGGTGCAGCATTCTGCCTTAATGATGACATCACGCTTACCGAGCTTCGCCCATTCGTTAACGCTGTCATGAATGGCGATATACCAACTCCCGCAAGCGTGGAGCTTTTAGCGTGAGCCTTTTGTTAGCGCATCAGCTATCCCCCAAAATGCAGCTGGCACTACAAAGGGGAAGACGAGAAAAAATGGCGAAAGCCGAGCTTTCTTTAATTCGCATTCAGTCAATTCTGTGCTTGAGCGATGAAGAGTTGCTGCGCGCAGCACAAAGAGTGACGGAGCTGGATTTATTACCCAAGACCGCCCCGCAACCAAAATAAAGGTGAGGTTGAACATGTTCACCGAAGAAAAAACATCGTGGGAACAGGAGATGCTGATCCGCGAGGCAGTTGAGAGCGCAGAGAAGGGCTTCACCGTGCACCTGAAAAACGGCGCCCGCATCAGCGTCAGTGCTGAAAGTCCGTCGATAGACCTGATTATTTACGGCCTGGAAAAAACCATACGCGGCAACCATGACCGGGCGCGAATGACCTTCGTGGATTTCCTGTATTACTGGCACGAACGGCTGTTCAAGCAGATCAAAAGAAAGCCGCGCCCCAACCACTAATTAAACCGCAAAAAGAATAACGGCACTCGTCTTGACGGGGCTTCGTTTTGCCTTTTTCAGGAGGCTGTATGCAGGTCAGGTCAATCAAGTTGGAGGGCGGAATAAGCGATCCGGAGTTTATGGAAATAAGCACCGGCGCCCGCCAGGCGGAGCGCGCTCACCTTCTCGGCCTGCTGCGTATCTATATCGGCCTGCTGAAAAAGGAAAGCGCCACGCCGGAGGAGATTTATTCATCAGTCGAGCGGTGGATTGATAACCGCGAGCTAACCATCAGTGAAGGAAAAAACCATGAATAACATGATGCTGGATATCAGGGCATTGGGCAGCAAAGACGACTCACCGCTATTCGCTGTTGAGTGCGTCTTCTTTGAACCTTCAACCGGCCAGCTCGGGCCGCAGTTTTACCGCGCGATTGACCTGAATACCGTCAGAAATATCGATCCTGCAGCGGTGGTTGAGCTGCTCAAGAGGGACGCCGATCAGCGCGTAGAAATTATCAGCGCCACCCACACGGAGCTGGCCGCCGTGGGAGAGCTATTCGACTTTGTGAAGAAAAATGCGCCGAAGCATGCGGAGCTGCAGTGCTGGACGCGATCGGAGGGATCGCTCAGGCAGTTGCTTTCTGCCATAACCAGGCATGGAATGACTGGGGCCTGCATCGCTCTCAAACTCTGCAGCCTGCCAACTTTAGTAATGCTGGCGGGCGCCACGGGCTACGTTCCCCACGCGCGCCGTTCGACGGCTACTTACATGCTGACTGACGCCGTTTACCAGGCAGAGCAGGTATGCGAGATCTGGCAGCGCCTCACCACTCCGCACCTCGAATCACTGTGAGGTGCGCCATGATCAAATCACCGATTAAATGGGCTGGCGGGAAGTCCCGCGTTATGCCGCAGCTGCTGAAGCACCTGCCGAAAGCAGATTGTCTGATTGAGCCGTTTGTCGGCAGCGGGACCGTGTTTATGAACACGGAATACCGCCGCTATGTGCTCTGCGATAGCAATTTTGCTCTGATCAACTTTTTCCGGGTGCTGACCACCAGAACGGAGCAGCTGATAGGCTTAACGCGGGCGAAATTCTCAAAAGGGAATGAAGCAGACCGGTTCTACGATCAGCGAAGCCTCTTCAACAAGATGCAGGCCAGGGATCTTACCGAGCCATCCGCTTCGCTGCTTTACGCTGCACTCTTTCTCTACCTCAACCGGCATTGTTACAACGGGCTCTACCGCGTCAATCTGAAGGGAGAGTCCAACGTACCTTTTGGTCGCTATGTGCGCCCCTATTTTCCTGAAAAGGAAATGCGCCTCTTTGCCGACAAGGCGAGGGCCACGAAAGCGACGTTTCTTCACGGTGACTTTCGCCAAACCATTCCGGACCTGATGCAGCTGACCGACGCAGTGATTTACTGCGATCCGCCTTATATCCCGACCAGCAAGACGGCCAGCTTTACCGCCTATGGCAAGCCGTTCACCCTGGACGATCACCGCAATCTGGTAGAGGAGCTGTTATCGGTCCGCCGCCGGCACGGCGTGCGTTCAGTGATATCGAACAGCGATACGCCAGAGACTCGCGAGATCTACGGACCTTTCAACCTTCACACCATCAGCGTGCGCCGCTCCGTTAGCGCGACGAGCCGCGATATGGCCGGTGAAGTGATTGGCGTACTGCAGTCAGCAGAAATAAGCGGCGAGGCAGCGTGATGAACAAAATTGATGCCGTAGTGACGCGGGTTCTGGATGTTCGCCCTTATCGCGAGTTCTGGATCGTCGAAGTGGAAGTGTCCAGCTGGGGCGGCTACAGCCGGACAACGCTTATCTGCAACACCCAAAAAGAAGCCCGGGAAGTTCGCACCGGCGACACCGTGACCATCTGAGGCCCGCAAATGAACGAAGAAACCAATTACCGCCAGTTCTGGCGAAGCCTCGTTGTCGCTGCCGCGCTCTGCGTGCTGCTGTTCTGGGTGCCGGTAGGGTATCTGGCATTCATCGTCTGGCAGGCGATGTGGGAGGCGCTGTGGTCGCTTATTACAACGAGATAGATCCGTTTGCCGCGCAGTGGCTGCGCAACCTCATTGCCGCCGGGCATGTCGCGCCTGGTGTTGTTGATACTCGCTCTATTGAGGATATAACCCCTAATGACCTTAAAGGATTCTCTCAGGTCCACCTGTTTGCCGGGATCGGCGGGTGGTCGCTCGCCATGCGTCGCGCCGGATGGCCTGACACCAGACCAGCGTGGACGGCATCATGCCCATGCCAACCTTTCAGCCAGGCAGGCAAGGGGCTTGGGTTTGCTGACGAGCGGCACTTATGGCCCTCCGCACATTGGCTTGTCGGCCAGCGCCGCCCTGTCGTGGTGTTTGGCGAGCAATCTGGCAGTGCTAACGCAAACGACTGGATCGACCTTGTACAGGCTGACGTGGAAGCCATGGGCTATGCCTTCGGGGCGTGTGCGTTTCCGTCTGCGAGCGTCGGCGCCCCGCACCAGAGAGACCGAGCTTATTGGGTGGCCGACGCCGATCGCCAGCAATGGGAGGGGCGCGGGCAACTTTGCACGGGAAGGGGGATTGAATCTTCAGACGGCAGCGCAGCTGTCAGGTTGGACCACGCCGGCCGCCAGCGACAGCAGGAGGGGGGGCAAGGGATCACAGAGGGAATGTCTGGCAGCAGCTTATCGCAACAAGTAAAGATGGTGGGTTGGCCGACGCCATCCGCACAGGACCCAGATCACAGCCCGATAAATCCAATGAGAAGATTTGCATCACAGGACAAGAGGCAGATTATGTTGGCCCACTGCGCGGGAATGGCGCTACCGGTCCGGTTAATGGCTTCTGGAGAGATGCTGACTGGCTGCTGTGCCGGGATGGAAAGTGGCGGCCAGTTAGCCCCGGATCATTCCCGCTGGCTGATGGGGTTCCCGGCAGAGTGGGAAGACTGCGCGCCTACGGAAACGCTATCAATATTGAAGCGGCGGAACAGTTCATAAGGGCTTACATAGCCCGGGCGGCCTATGTCTGAGGCCGCCGTACTGGCGTGGGCATGGAACGCTAAGCGCCAGGCCATCAACCCCAACCAGTTTGAACCGACAGCGATAGAGTATCTCACCCCGGACGGCGAGCGCAGGGCGCTCGCCTATGCCGATCTGGTAGATACCGTCTACCGCGCGCCGATGCGCCCGAGCGAGGGTGCTGCCCGGGAAACCTTTGATCGGAAACGCCGCGCAACGTACCTGCGCCGCCGCCTGCAGTCCCTCCCCGCGTTTATCCGCAAGCGCTTCGCCTCCAGGCTTGAGACGCTCGATGCCAAAGACCCGAAGCAGGCCGTGCGCTGGCTGTTCAGCACCTTTGAGCGCCACGTACTCCGGCGAGTTGACGCGGTTAACGCGCAATACCTGCCGCAGAGCACGCTGCCGGCCATCCTCTTTCCGCTGCGTGACGATTTTCACCTGCTGCCCTGGGCGGACAAAAAGCGTCTGAAACGACTGGCATATAAGCTTGCGAACCTGATGAAAAGCGAGTTTATGCGCGAGTTTGATTTCCAGTATGAAAAGACCGCGGACCCCGCTTTCTCCACGCTCTATTCGTACGGCTATATTGCCAGCAAGGCGACGGCGCTCAATATTGCAATTCCTGCCTGGGCGAGCTACTGCGCCGAAAAACTGGAAGCCGAAGAGGCGCTGCGGGCCGTCGCGCGCCTGCAGTCGGAAAAGTGGTGGCTGAACAAGATCCGCCGCATCCACGACTGCTGGCGCGAGCACCTGATGATTGCCACCGGGTACGTCAGCAAAGTGACCTCTCCGTACTGCTCGATGCCTTGCTTTCGCGAGTGGATAGCGCAGAAGAAGGCGAATTTTGAGTACCTGCAGGCGATGGAGCTTGAGGACCAGGACACCGGCGAGCGTACCTCCCTGCTGGATAAAGTAATGGGCAGCACGTCGAACCCCAAGATCGCCAGGCATGAGCTGATGGTGCGCATGCGCGGCTTTGAAGACCTGGCAAACGAGATGGGGCTGGTTGGCATGTTCTACACCCTGACCGCGCCTTCCGCTTACCACTCAACGCACGTGCAGTCCGGCAAGCGCAACGATAAATACTGCGACGCCAGCCCGCGCCAGACGCAAAAGTATTTGTGCAAGGTCTGGTCGCGCGTGCGGGCGAAATGGCGCCGGAAAGGGATCCGCACCTTCGGCTTTCGCGTAGCGGAGCCGCACCACGACGCAACCCCACACTGGCACCTGCTGCTGTTCCTGCAGCCGGAGCAGGCAGAGGCTGCGACGGACATTTTTCGCGCCTACGCCCTGCAGGAAGACGGCTACGAGCCAGGGGCACAACAGTACCGCTTCACAGTGACGCCGATTGATGAGCAGTTCGGATCTGCAACCGGCTACATCGCTAAATACATCTCCAAAAACATCGACGGCTACGGCATGGACGGTGAAGTTGATGACGAGTCCGGCCAGCCGGTGAAGGAGATGGCGAAACGCGTGCGCGCGTGGGCCTCACGCTGGAACATCCGGCAGTTTCAGCAGATTGGCGGCGCGCCGGTCACAACCTGGCGCGAGCTGCGCCGCCTGGGCGATCGCGAGCTGACGCTACACCCTGAGATCGAAGAGGGCCGGGCGGCGGCTGACGCATCCGACTGGCCGGGCTATACCAATGCCCAGGGCGGCCCGTTTGTTGCCCGCGACTGCCTGCGGGTGCGCCTCAATTACGAAGTGACCGAGGACGGCAACGATTACGGTGACACGATCTCCAAAATCACCGGCGTTTACTGCCCGTTTGCGGGCAGCGAATCAGTCATTTTTACCCGCACCACCGACTACAAGATCGTGCCGAAGCGCAAGCCCGCGCCGGCCGAGGTTTTGACTTTAGAAGGCCGCGCAGCGGCCCCTCGGAGTTCTGTCAATAACTGTACGGAGCGCCCCGGAACGGGCGAAAAATCACCGCCAGATCCGGTGGTGTCAGCTGCTGGCGGCAGCTCTCCGGGCAGTTCAGGGGCAGAACTTCCGCTGAATATCGAGGACATGAGGCGATATTCACGCCAGCAAAGGCAGGAGATCACCCGCAGGCTGAAAATTTCAGGACGCGAAAGCTCAGATCAGGCGTTCATGCGCACGGCGCGCGGATTGCGCACGTCACTCGATGATGATTCGGCGCTGGAATGGGGGCCGAAAGTGGTCGCGGCGCGGGATATGAGCATCACCCAGGAGGAGGCAGATCGGCGCTGGCGCGCACAGCTGAAGATTGAGGCGCAGCGGCGGGCGGAGAACTACGCGGCGACGGCCAACGCATACCAGGCGCAGAAAGTCGACGCAGAACAGAAGAGAACGCAGAAAGAAAGTGCGCAGACCACTGGGTCAGTCAGCGATGATCTGATCGCCAGCGTCGGCGCGCAGCTGCGCACCTGCAGGATCTTCGTAAGTGATGAAGTTATCAGGTCAATCGCGGGCGGGGCCAGCGTTCGCAACGGAAGTAACCTGCTTGCCGTGAGAAACGGTGTTTTACGAGACGTGAGGGTAAAAGACGCCGGGGCGGCCGGCAGATCGACAAGCGAATACGTGGCGGCCTGGGACTTAGTCAGCCGCTGGAAGAAGGCCATTAAGCAGAAAAATGAGAGGTAAATATGAAGCACTTAAGTACTAAAGCCATCAGGTCGGTAGTAGCAGAAATGAATCGCCAGGATGAAAAGTGGGGAGCTGATCGAGATCAACATCCGTTTGTCTGGCAAACCATTCTTAGCGAAGAGGTTGGGGAGTTTAGCCAGGCGATTTTGCATGATGAATTCGGAGGTCACAAGTCGGGAACGGCGCGCGAAGAGATGGTGCAGATCGCCGCCGTCGCTCTCCAGATTGTCGAATATTACGATCGCCAGTGTGCAACGGTGGTGGAATTCCAGAAAGAAGCCGGTTGGATCGATTTCAACGAGAGTGTGCCGGATAAATTAACCCCAGTGATCGTTATGTATGCTGACGGGAAAAAGTGGGCAGGTATTTGGTCTGGCGAGCGGTGGGATGATGGTCTTGATTCCGACGAAGTTATTAACATAACCCACTGGCAACCGATGCCACCAACGCCAGAACGGTGGTGAATTGAGTCGGTGCCGCACTGCCATTTTTATCCGTGCGGTGCCGGATTCCGTCAAATACTGCCATTTTAGGCGGTGTTGGCCATACATCGAGAACCGTCATTTTTAACAGTACTGCAGGTTTTTGGAAATGACGTTGCCAGCTGAGGGCGAAAGAGAATGAGCTATCTGGGAAGCAAAGCGGCAAGCGGTGTTTATCAAAAAATCATCGCCGAAATGCCGCCGCACGACACTTATATTGAAACGCACCTGGGCAGCGGAGCCGTGATGTTGCGTAAGCCGCCTGCCAGGAATAATTGGGGGATCGACGTCGATATGTTGACGGTAGAGGAGTTTTGTCAGGGAAATCCAGATTTTCTTGATGCGCTCGGTAACGGGCTGTTTATTGAGGTTGCCGATGCTCTGACGTTCCTGAAAAACTATGATTTTTCAGTTGCCGGCCGCGTTCTGGTGTATTCGGACCCCCCATACCTTGAATCGACCAGAACCAGCAGTGCTCGATACCGGCATGAGTATACCAACGAGGATCATATCGCTCTGATTGAGTGTCTGAACAGCTTGCCGGATAACGTCAGCGTGATCCTGTCGGGATACCCGTCAAACCTGTATGACCGCATGCTGACGGGCTGGCGCGCCCGCGAATTTCAGGCGATGACCCGCGGTGGTGTACGGACGGAAAAAATATGGATGAATTACCCGGAGGGCAGGGCCTACTCACACTCTTTTGCCGGAAAAGACTACAACGATCGCTATCGGATTAAGAGAAAAGCGCAGCGCTGGAAACAAAAATTAGCAGCTTTACCGCCAGCAGAAAGACTTGCAATATTGGTGGCCTTGTCCTCAGTGGAGGATGAGTAATTGACTAACTTAAAAGGAAACTACATGGCAATCACCAGCGTTGAGCTTAGAGAGCACATCAAAGAGTCTGTTAGTGCTGAGCACCTGTCAAATATTGCTTACGATGCGGGTTTCAAAAATGACCGATATTTTGATGAATCGCATTATCTAGAGAATGCAATCTATGCATTCAATTCTGCAAATTTATTAAATCTGTCTGAGATTGATGATTTTATTGAAAAAAATATTGAAAAAATTGAGGTTTTCTTTCAGACCCTTACTAAAGGTAATAAAAATTTCTGGTTCAGCTGCCAACCATTCTACTTTGAGCTGGTAACTATCTTAAAAGAGCCTGATATTTTTACTGTTCAATATCAAAAGCATAACAAGTGGGACGAAGATGTTGTCGATATTGTTGACGCAGCGCTCAAAACATTAGCTCGGAGTTAG